GCGCAACCAAATCAACTTGCGCTCGGTTTCGTTGGCCCACTCAATCCATACCAAGGTTTCTTCCATACGGGTGATCTGTTCTGGCAAAGCGTTGAGCTTGATCGACTTTGGCGTCTGACGAGCTAACTCCGTCGTTGTGTAAATTACATCTGGCCAAAACGTCGCATAGCCTCGAACTGAGCCACCGGGCAGTTTGTTCAAGGTTTCAACGGCTTCTTCGAAACGTTTGGCAACCATACCCGTGGTCCAGATTGTTTGAGTCATGACGCACCCCCTAAAGTTCGGTTATCGATCGCCCAGTGCAGCAAAGCCAGCGCATCAGCCTCGTTGTCATCGTCAGGGTCGTAGCCTAGGTTTTTGACCGCTAGTATCATTGCCGCCTTGTTGGCGTTGCCCTTGCCGGTCGCATGACGCTTGATCGTCCCCACTGGCACTCCCTCGTAAGCAATCTGATGGTATTCGCACCATGCGGTCAAATGCGCCAAGAAACCACCGTAGGCATGCGCCGCATCCACACCGAGATGGCGTCGAACTTCTTCGTAATAAATTACGTCGATCCGTTCTACGGTGAGAAGCATCTGTTCGAGCCAGTGTTTGAACTTCAAGTAACGCATCCCTCCCCCTTGCCATCGGTCGTGTTTGAATTGTTCTGTTCCACTGGTAATTGATCCATCCAATGTTTTGAGTGCCCAACCCGTTTTGGTCCCTAAATCCAATGCTAAAATAGTGTGTGAATCACTCATCGTTTACCCCTCCAAAATTGCTCGCGCAAAACATATCCAATATATAATTTAGGAGACAACTGAAGTGTCTCCTTATATATTTATATATAGGGGTCTCCGCCGTACTAAATAATCTAGCTACAGGCCCCGTCGTTACTGGGTTTTTGCTATGTTGGCAGACATTTTCTGCCAACAAACGTCCGCCAACCGCCAACAACGCTAACCCATTGTTTATATTGAGTTTATGTTGGCAGTTTGTTGGCGGTTGGCGGAGACTTCCTGAAAATACAGGCGCTTCCGCCAACAAATATTGGTCAATTTTCATCGCTCATTTCCTCGTGATAAACCCAATTTAAAGGGTCCTCTAACGGCAATAAGGCACCGATTTGAGGACACTTGTAATGAGTAGGTAAAATGGTTTTCTGGGACTGTCCTTTGCCTGTCTTCATAGCCTCGACACAGAGCGCCCCTAGCCGACTCCGCGCTACAGAAGGCAGCCCGTATTGCTCCGTGTCACGGGTGAATTTGATGTATCCCTTAGTTGAAAGAACAGAGATACGTTCACGGATCGTTCGCTCAGCCCCAAGACCGGCACGAGACTCAAAGGCTTCTGCAAACTGGTTGGCGGTGTAGATGCGCCCTTCAGAGGCCTCGTCAAAGATCAGCTGCAGGATCACATCTCGTTTGCGTCGGCGTTCTGCATCCAGTTTGTCCCCGTAGTCGTTGTTGACCAGGCGATCGCAGCTTGAGTCGAGTTCCACCCAACATCCTTGGGACTTATTGACCTTCTTTTCTGGCAGTTCGGCACCATTGCGTAGCTCGAATTTAAGCTTGCGATCGGTCGATTCCGGATCAGATCGGTGTAACAGCATCCCTGATGAGTAGTAGCCACGTAGGCTGCTGGCACCTGAAAAGGCATCAAAAGGCTCCTCGTCGAACTGTTTCTTGCTTTGCTTTCGGGTGTGATGGACCAGCATAATGCCAGCCTCTCGATTGACGGCATCGCGCAGTTTCACCACTCGATCCTTGAGAAAAGCCAGCATGGCGTCGTTGCTGTTCTCGCCGCCATCGGATCCGCCATCAAAGACATTACGAATGGGATCGATCACGATGATGTCGGGTGGGGCCTTTGGAAACACACGCTGAATCGCTGCAACCGAATGTTTTACACCCGCCCCGTTCAAAACCAGCTGAACTTGTGGTGTCACGAACAGGTTTCGAGCACCGCGTTTAACCACGCTTTTATCAAGATTCATCTGCTGAAGACGTTCCCTCAGGTAGTGGTACTGGATCTCGGCTTGCAAATAAAACACCTTTAGCGGCCGCGGTGGCGTCATGCCCAAGAACGGTTCTCCTGCCGCCATGTGCATCAACCAAGACAAAATGAAATCGCTTTTGCCGACCTTAGGCGCTCCACCAAAAACCAATACGCCACCCGGTGTCAGCACCCGAGGCGCTATCAAATCCTCCGGCATCGGGGAGTCATCGCCAAGTAACTCCCAGACACTATGAGCAGGCAACTGAGACTGACCATGCAGATCACGGCGATTGGCTTTTTGCAGGTACCCACGAACGTCCATGTGCTCGGCAACCGCGTCGGCGGCGTCCCATTTCTCCGGCTTATTGTCGGGGAGTTCGAGGATGCTCACTGACTCAGCACCAGTGGTGATCAAAGCCTGTGCCGCCCTCTCAGCATACTGTAAGCCAGCCTCATCCTTGTCCGGCCAAATCAGCACCTTCTTGCCAAAAAGCGGTGACCAGTCTGTCTTATCAATCGGTGCAGAAGCACCGTTCATGGCTGTGGTGGCCACAATGCCTAGTTTATTTAGAGCATCAGCGGCTTTTTCGCCCTCCACCAATACGATCTCTTTTGCCATTCTAAGCTTTGGTTGCTGGTAGAGTGGGCGTGGCGTCGGTGCTTTCATGGACCGACTCTTCACATCCCAAGGCCGGTATTCCTTATCGGTGGGAGTGTCATAACGATAGACGCAAGCAATGAGTTTTCCATCACCACTATGATAATCCCACTTGCCGGAATAAGGTCCTAGGTCATCGACCGGCACTTGAGGCTTTGGTTTCAACACCGGTTTAGACGCATAACCTAGCCAGTCAGTGATGTCTTGGATCACTTCTGGAAAATGCAGTGCCGTGCTCTTGCCCAGCACAGCCGCCCAGAGTGCGAAAACGTCACCACATTCACCGGTGGCAAAGTCTATCCACATACCCGCTTTAGGGCCTTGTAGGTCCACCACTAGGCTTTTTCCAGCATTACCCATGACATCACCAACACTAAACTGATTGCCACGGACACGACCATTCGGCAGCAGGTAGTTCAAGAGTTCCGGTAGGCGTTTTAGGACTGCTACTTTGACCTCTTCAGTCGACTGTGTGGGAACGACAGAAACCTCATATTGATCTGCTGCATCGTTAAAATCGAACCAGACAACATTGTCGCTCATGCCCGTCCTCCCCAGCAGCGGTCCTGCCATGCACAGAACTTACATTCAAAGTGACCCGCATCCTTCGCCACCCGTGGTAGCCAATCCTGTACATCGCATGCCTGAATAATCCGTACGCCCCGATCAGAAGATCGTTGTGCCAATTCACCGTTAAAAGGCACAAGTTCAAAATACAGCTCCGCCGTGTCTTTGTTGATGGCTGTGAAGACCGCTGAGTTCTGGCTAATGCCTGGCACTTGCTCCTCTAAGTAGGCTTGGTAGAGTGCAATTTGGGCTGCATAGACTGGCTTTGACAGGGTGAGCCTTCGCTTAACCGTGTCCTTCCATGAGCTGTTGTTGAGGGACTTGCACTCCCACAAGGCTGGATAGCCCATCGAGATGGATTCAGGCCCAGCCGCCAAGATGCCATCCACATGGCCACGAATTCGCCCGCCCATTGTTGAGAAGCCGTACTGGCTGCCGGTGGATGTTTCGGTATAAAGTTCGAACCCAGCCTGGCGTAACCACTTGATGGCCAAATCCTCAAAAACGTGACCCGCTGCAAAAATACGCAAAAGCTTGCCAGAGAACTCCCGCCCAGGATCCACAGGGGTCTTTAGAAATTCGAATTGCAGTGCCCGGTCACAGGAGACACCCAAGCGAGAACCGCCTAGATACTGGCGAGGCACTTCCGCTTGTTGTTCAACCTGCAAGGCCTGATCAATCCGCTCGGTAATTCCCTCGCTGATATTCGATCGGCTATTAAAATCCAACATTAAAATGGCACCTCGTCCTGATAGAGTTCATGCAAACTCTTGTGATAGGCATTAAGAACCGAAGTCACCAATCCCAAGATCTCGTCCCGGGAGTAGTGTCCTAGCCCCTTATCCATCCCTACTTGCACCACGTAGTCGCCCAGTGGCCCTAAGGTAAACTCGATGGCCTGCTGTTCCATATCGTTCCATTTCATAATTTCACCTCCTTGGTGACGTTTACTAACATAAAGATCCTGACAGTCCTTGGAGCAAAAGCGCTGGTAACTGGTACGCCGCTCCTTACTACCCCGTCGCAGCGCAGGATCAAACCAACCAAAGCCGCGAGGGAGCCGCTGACAAATTGCGCAGAGTGTTCCCACATCAGGCCACCTCGCGTCGTTTTGTTGCTGAAAAGACCCGAGACTGTATGTCCCGCTTATTGAACCGAAAGGCCAGAAGGCAGGAAGCGTGATAGCGGGTCAGTCCAAAGTCTTGCCGGTATTCAGGAGGAAGGTATTTCAACTGAGCAACGGTCGCAGTCTGTTTTAGCCAACGACGAGACTTGCGGGCCGCATCCTCGGTCTCGTGTTCATTGAGCCAATCGTTCGCCCTTGCCAAACAAATCGGTCTAGGACCAACCGCCAATAATCGCGTAGATAACGCTCGACCACCTCCCAAGGCATGCCAACCGCCGCTGAAGAAAAACACCCCGGCCCAAGCTTCGAATCCCGTGGCCATTAATGCGGCGTCATCACCGAAAAGGTCGCTCCACAGGAAGGATGAGCGCTTGAACAGATCCACCTCGGACATGACGAAATCGTCAAGTGCGGGTTTTTCCTGTTTTTCAAACCCCTGGGGCTGGGGTTCAGCGACCCAGGAAAACCCACATAAGGGGCATTGTCTAAGCGCCAACGGAATCCGTGCTTCGCAATCAGGGCAGGTCTTATTAGGCGCCGTGACATCGGCTTCCTCGCCATCAAGATCCACATTTTGCTCAAGGGACCCGTGGAGTAACGTACTGGTTCCAAAGTCGAGTACGATGCAATCCGTCTTGGTGAGCCCAGGATGCTCGTTAGGGTCAATGGTTCGAAGACCCCTTCCTATCATCTGCAAAAGAGTGGATTGATAGGAGCTGGGGCGCAGCAGCACTACACAGTCAGTCGGCGGGTGATCCCATCCTTCGGTGAGCACCGCCACGTTAACCATCACTTGAGCACTACCTGTCTCGTAGGCGGCAAGCGCATCGTGCCGCTCTTGTTTGGATAACCCACCATGCACTACAACCGTATGAGTATCGGAATCATTAAATGCCGTCGCCACATCACGGGCATGGTCTACTGTGGAACAAAACACCACGGTTTTACGATCGCCGGCCTTGTCTTTCCAGTGCTTTACGACGGCCTGATTGATGGGGGTATGGTTCATGATTGCACCCACTTCCGCCATATCAAATTCATCAACGCTACGCTTCACTTTGGTCAACGCTTCTTGGGTACCGACATCAACCACAAAGGTGCGCGGGGGTACCAAATGCCCGGCTTGGATGAGTTCAGTCAATGAGATTTGATCGGCCACGTTATCGAACACTGGCCGCAAGCCTTTCTTGTCCCCTCGATTCGGCGTAGCCGTCACCCCGAATATCGCGACCTTAGGGTTCTGCTCTCGTACTTGGTCGATGATGCGCCGGTAACTGGGCGCCGCGGCATGATGGGCCTCGTCGATCACCAACAAATCCAACCGAGGCATCCGTTGCAAACTTGATTCACGGCACAAGGTCTGGACCATCGCAAAGGTGGTCTGGCCTGACCAAGATTTCCCGTCGGCATCAAAAGTAGACGTCGACACGCCAGGGTTTACCCGACGAAACTTCGACTCGTTTTGGCTAGTCAATTCATCACGGTGAGCTAGCACACATGCTTTAGCATTGGAGTCAGCGAGCCATTGGCCCGTGACTCCTGAAAGCATGATCGTCTTGCCCGCACCTGTTGGAGCCACTGCAAGAGTATTGCCGTGCTCTTTAAGCGCAGCTAAACTGCGCTCCACAAGGATTTTTTGACGGGGGCGAAGAATCATACTAGCCTCCTATTGTGCCCAACTGGGACGTCCTGTGGGTGGGGTTGCAGCAGCTGGCTGTTGTGGCGTAGATGCAGCATGAGATTGAGCTACCGTGCGCGGTTGAGGCGCGGCAGACAGTGGCCCCATTACGGCTGCGTACTCATTTGAGTCAGGCGTAATTACCGTCCTGATGGTGTTTCGGTCATCCCCTCGGTTGTCTTTCTCCACATCCACCTTGACGATAAATTCGATACCATCTAGGTCACAGAACCCTGTAATACATCGCGCCTGCATGGCTTGAACGCCGTTGTCATTTGGATGAAGACCAAAAGCCGAGTTCAGTGCCCCTTTGATGAAAGTGCGCCCCATGTTGGTCCACTCGGGGCCCTTTGGACTTTTGAGGCCAATTAGGCTCCAGAGTTTGCGGCGAGCAAAGGGGCCTTCCAACACCACGAATTCACAGTTCAGGTAAACGGAGCCTGTCTCTTGGTTCTGGGTGGCATAACCACCGTTCCAGCCTTGGGAAAAGTCATCGTACCCACCTGGTTTAATGGTCATGCGCACCTTCACCACACTACCTTTCGGGATGAGGTCAAAGCTGTTCTGGTCGTCGGCGTCGTTAAAATCGTTCCATAATGCAGTCATGGTTAAATTCCTTGGTCTACTGTTTCTGTTTCGGGTGGGGTTTGAATGGGACGGCTGAATTGAAGTCGCTCATCAGCTGACTTGACTGGTCGATGGATTTTTTCCATGAGTCTGCCAAGATGCGGTTCTTCAACTTGCTCCAAGCGTCCACTACGGTCTTTCGCTGGGTAGCCGTAAGGGTTCAATGTGTGATTGATAAAAGCGCGATAGCTGTTACCGTCCTCGTCACGAACCTCGGCCATGGTGATCACCTGATCAACGATGCCGGGTAGTTCTAACCCGGTTTTGGAGCCTTCAATCTGAGGTGTAAACTGTTTGCGATTGAACTCGTCAACCCGCTCATCAAGAATGCCTAAAAACCAGATGTTCATGTTGCGGGTATGCTGCAGGTGAGTGAGCCAAGCGATCATCTCTTGACCTTGTAACCCGTAGGCACCCCGCATATCCGGCTTACCTGAACGGTCGCTCATCGCCTGAGGCTGCCCCTTGCACCACTGAAAGCACAGACGACCGGCCACGGTAATCGAGTCGATGAAGATGGTCTGGTATTTTTCCAACACTGAGGCATCACCAAAGCGCTCACACACAGCGTCATAGTGCGCTTGACTGTAGGGTTGATCTTCACGCAAGGCTGGATTGGGGCCGCCGATAAAGACCGCAAAATCACGGCACTCCTGCCAAGTCTGGGGACGAACGCTGTCACCTGCCCACCCTTCTATGGCTAGATCCCCAGCCTCGAGATCGAAGAACAAGGTGGACTCTGCTTCCATCGTCCAGAGTAGACTGGTTTTACCAATACCGCTGGCACCAAAAATGACACCCTTAATACCGCGCTTTTCGGCTATGCGCTGGTCGGCGCTGATGATGGGTAAACTCATAACTCACCCCCATCGATCGGCGTAAGTTTGAATGTTTGCTTGCCGGTTTTAAGGGTTCGAGCCGGCGTAAACGCATCCCGAATGGAATCGGGCCATGCTTGGTATTTACGCTCGGGAACTTTATAGGCGATTTCCATAAATTGAGCAGGGTCATCACCGGAGCTAACAATGCGCTTAGCGATGCCTGCCAACATCTTTTGATCCCAGTGGGTGCGCTTGGGTAGGTCTGCGGTAATACGATAGCCTTCATCTACCAGCACGACAGATCCAGTGTCTTTATCCAGATCCTGGCGCTTAGACTGCGCGTCACAGGCATATTTTTGGGCAATGGCACCATCCACCCATTCTTTAGCGGCTTTGGCGTGCGCCATGCCTTGGTTGGCTTGTTGTTGCAGATTGGCTAGGGCATGAGGAGGCAATGCAGACAACACCCCCATGGACATGGCTTGAGCAGCGTCTAGTGTCGGGTTCATGCGACACCTCCACATTCCACGATACCGACTGCTTCTCGGGTAGATGAACGTGTATTTTCAAGCTCATGGTTTTCAACATCTTCAAGCCGGTAAATAACGCGGCCACCGATCTTGATGTAGTGAGGGCCCCA